AAGATTTTGCGCCTCTTGAAGAAAGAGGATCAGGAACTCCTGCTGAGCTACTACCTGTTGAGCAAGACCCAGAACACACTGGCGATCATCCACCGCAGTACGCAGACGGTGTGCTCGTTCCGTATCCGCATGGCGGTCAAGGTGCTGTGTGCGTTCATCCTGTATGGGGAGGAGTTTACCGAGGGGAAGATGAAGGATGTGTTAGTGCAGGCAAAGCTTGAGCACAGTATCAAGAGCGTGCCCCTGAGCACGATCATCGACCTGTACATCAAGACTCGTTCATTCCAGCGGGTAGCCGAGATTCACAAACTCCACCGCCCCGACATCCGCCGTGCAATGAGTAGGTCAAGTAAGCAACTGCTGGAATCCAAGGACCCTGAGGAGAAGGCGTTGGGTGCGTTCATCCACAGTCTGATTGACAAGGCCAACCCGAGCGGGACGGGATTTTCAAAGCGGAAGGTTCAGAAGCTCGGGAACATATATCGTTGCGACTCTCCTATACTAGGTGAGTTTAGAATTCGTATCGATCATCCCGATTTCGATCAATATTTCGTTTCTCGCGCTAACAGATAAAGGGGCTTAGAACCCGCGAGCAGCCGCACGGGAGAGCGCCACGCTCGATCCTGTGGTGTCCGACTCCCAACGGTTATTCTGGAAATTCCAAGTGATTCTCTCACGTGGGATACGGTGGATTGTCTGGTTGAACAGCGTGATGGTGACTTCATTCTGGGCGACTGATTTGACGACGGCGATGCCCACGCCCTTGATGCACAGGCGGTCGCCAACTTCTGGGTTTTCGTCCGCACGGTCACCTTTGAATAAGTAAAGCCGCTGAATGTATTTTCCAACGAAGTCAATCCCCTGAGCGGAGTAGCCGAAATCTTTCACCCACAGCGGAACTTTTTCAACATTTGGCTGGGGCTTGCTGCTTGCCAGCACGAAGATATCGACGTTATAGGCAATGAGAGCTTCCATACCTGCTTCAGCAATCTTCATGTCCATGGTGAGCATCATTGGCGGGACGCAGAAGAATTTTGGGTAGGCGTACTGAGCACGGTATCCCAGACGGCACTCTTCAATTATCCCCCACAGGGCGACTTCCCCGTGAATGCCGTAGCCGCCGTAGCCAATGTCAATCAGGTGTTTCCAGTGCTTCGCCGCATAGATGCCGCACGTGCAACCGAGGTCAGGGGCGATATGCGGTCTGTTGTTTCTGCACACGGCGACGTGAGCTTCCCGTGGTGTCCACGAGACACTATTCAGCGATGTTATGCCTGTTGGGATTTCCCAATGCCACGTGCGGTAAGCCGTGAACGGCGAGATGTAGTCGGGGGCTAACATTACCGTTTAACGTAAACAGGCACCAGCACAGGCTGGTCGTCAAACACGGGCTCGTATGACGGCTCGATCTCGGGCTCTTGGCCGGGAAGTGGGGCGGGGGCTTGAAGAGGGTCAACTACGACGGTACGGACGTGCTCACCGATATAGCACATGATGGGCTCCTGAAAGAAGGAAGTAGGGCGGACGGGCTTGGAACACCGTCCGCCCCGGTGCTGGTTATTCCTCGCTACCAGCAAACGATGTCACACCCCATTATACCCGATTCGGAGCCGAAAAGGATAGGAATGGACTAAATTTTCTTTTCTTCGGCTTCGGCCACTTCTTCGCGGCGAATGCTACCGATGAACTTGTTGATTTCCTTGGCGGTAGGCGGCTTCACCTTCTTTGGAAAATCGTTGGGGCTGTAGCCGTAGGTGCCACTCACCTGCACGTGCGTGTTGCCCACGCAGCCGTACAGTGGTAGTTCACAGAGAACGTCTTTTGGCATACCCCCACGGCGGATCATGCCGATCTTGCCGCCGCACTTCGGGCACTCTCGATCTCTGAGGTTCAGTCGCTTCATACTAATCATAAATTTCCCTTTCCTACTCTCTTAAGATAGCTCAGCGAGTACGACTTTGCAAGTATCGAGTAAGGCACCCTGATCGGGCACTGCCCTTCGCGGTAGATCACCAAGCCGCGATAGGCTTGACCGTTCGCGCCTACCCGTGCCAGCACCATGCGTGGGCCGCGTGCGGCGAGAGCCTCGTTCGTCATCTTGCCTGAGTTGCCCGCCATTAAATCAACCTCTTTGGGCGGTAGCCGCCCATCACGTCGTCCTGACCCTCAGGCGTGAACCATACGCCCTCTTCGCGCTTCTGGTTCCGCATCGCAATGCCCCAAGCGGGCGAGGCGTACTTCGTGAACTCATTCAGGCTGGTGAAGCGGCGACCTGCTTGCGCCAGCAACTCGACCGCCCGCTTCTTGGTCTCCGCACACACGTAGAACCGACCGTCGAAATCCGAGCAGTCGCCACGGATGTTCCAAATCTTGAGATTGTGCAGGGTGATGACGGGGAAGCTCCAGCCCTTCGAGGGTGATTCGTTCCAGCCCACAGCTTTGCCATTCTCCAACTCCCACCAGCAGTGAACATCCTTCTGGGGTCCGGGCCACTGTCTGTAGCCCACATCATCGGTGATGCGGCTGTGCTTGCGAACCACCCACACGTCCAGTAGGACGGCGGCGGGAGACGGCTTTTCCTTACCGACACTAGCCCATCGCGGCGGGTTCACCGCCATGTGCTCAATGAAGAATTCCTTCGGCAGTTCGTTCCTGAGGCTGCGAACCGAGGCTTGGTACGAGCAGCGAGGGCACCACAGACCGTTGCCGCCATCCATGACGACCTCGGGATTCTCTTTGAACGGAGTCATGCACTTCGAGCAGGAGTAGGTGGTGAGAGGCATTTACAGGGCCTCCAAAAGATGAACGCTGACTTCGCGGGTTTCCCCGTCCTCGAATTCCACCAGTTCAGTGAATCCCACGTCTACCCCGAGGAACGGAGGATCGACAACCACGCCCTTTAATTTCAGGTCGAACAGGATGTCGTCGGACTGGTTCTCGCGGTTCATTAGTTTTCGGTGCCCGTAACCAAATCTACAATTTTGCCGCCGCTAAAGACGACGGCAGTGAATCCTGCTTGCCGTAAAGCGTCTTTAGAGCCACCAATGTTTGTGCCGTCACTGACCATAAGCCAAGTGTTCTTGACCTTGGCGTTGAACTTGTCGGCGAGGGCTTGCATCTTGGCCGGGTCAGCGGCTGGTTGTTGCTGTGTCTCGGCTGTGACTTCATTTTGAGCCGTCGCTGCCTTAATTTTCGCGTCACAATCGTCAGCTTGTGCTTTAATAAAAGTACCTTCTGTGGCAGAAGTCGTACCATATGCATCGCACGCAGCCCAAGCCTGAACCCAGAGTTTGCTTTGACTTTTGTCTGCCTGAATCAACGCCTCACGAGCATAACGTGCCGAACGAAGCAACTCATAGTATAGAGCGTCACCAGCGGGACGAGGCGGTTTGTTCAGAGTTATCTGAATGCGATTCTCTAAACCATCCATTTCCTTACGCCAGTAGTCGGGCGGTTGCCCAGACTCGTCAAGTTTTTCCAGATTTTCCGCCGTCTCAAGATACAGCAATCCAACCTGCTGCATGTACTCGGACATCGGCTTTGCTGTTTTGATGTCATGCTTGGTGATTTCGACAGTTGGAGTCTGGGCAGCCATCGCTACCGCTACCAGCACCAGACCCATCAGAAGTACGATTAGAACTCTCTTCATTTTGTTGCCTCCTTTGCCATCTTGGGCTCCTCTTTGATCGGGAGCGCCGTCACGCGGGCGGCGGCTTTCCACATTCTGTCTGTGCGTCGGCTCATTAGCTGATGACCTCGTTGTCGAAGGTCATCCGCTCGGGGCAGACGTGATTCTTGTTGACCACACCGTAAGCCTTGCAGCACGGAAACTGTACGACCCCGCTCGCCTGCCGCCCAGAGATATGCACTTTGCGGAGTTCCTCGCGCTTCTCGGCGATCTGCTTTTCGAGCTTCTCAATATCGTGCTCGATGCACAACGCGGAGTTATTTTTGTCGGCTTCCGAGGCATCGGTGCGAAGTTCGGGGTGAGCGGCCATGAAAGCATTGACGGCGGGCACCCACGCGGTGATGATCGCCGCACGCTGCGCGGAGGTCGCGGAATTGCCCATCGAACCCACCTTGGTCGCGTACAGAGAATTGTAGGAGGACGAAGGGCAGGACTGTTCACGGCTCGGTTCGAATCCGACGCCGCACCCATAGTCGTTGACATGCAGGGAGCAGCGAACTTCCTTGCCCCTGATCGTCACAATGTCGGCTGAAATGTGGATGTGGTTGGCGTCGGTGATCGCCAGCTTCGCTTGACCAATAGGGGTGTCCATCACGACTTCGTTTGGGTACTTTATGTACTCTCGTTCGCTCATGTCCCTATTATACCCCAAAAGATGTTCAAATCGCTAGGATTTGGGCACTATATTTGCTTTGTTTTCAATAATATACCGTAGCGGGTTCTCAGCTTTCGCTCCCCCGCTACGGGTGGAAGGACGGCTTACCGCGTCCCGTTGGTGCGAGTCCTCCTCGCGGGCGTTAGATGCCGTCCATCGCTTGAACGATGGTCAAGGTGAGTTCCATGGTGTCAACGCTCTCCTCGGTGAACTGCGACCCCGTGGTGAGGCTGTACTTGCTCTGGACGGCTTCGGCGATTTTGGCCGCCAGTAGAATCTTCTCTGCGATGGTCATCATGTTGCACACCCCGTTTTAAGTTACTTAGTGCATCCACCGTCGTGCCGAATACAATCCGGCAAGACTGAGCACTTCGTTTCTTTCCCGTTGCAATGCGTGTACTGAACTTCGAGCACGTAAAGCTCGCCGAGATACTGGCGATATGGTTTCGGAGCCATGCGCTTCGCTCGGGCGATGGTGTTGGCTTGAACGGTAGCGATGCAGCGCCCCTCCGGTGCCCAAATGATGTCGAATGTTGTCATAAACTCCTCTTCGGTACCAACCCGCTCCATGGTACCCAATTCGGCCCGCCGATCTTTCGGATTTGAAACACCTGCTCCACCCGCGTGCGGCGGTGCGGAGACTTGCGGAGGAACACGGGCTCGCTGGTGTGGCTGTCGCAGAACCGCCGCCCGTAGACGGCGACGTAGTGCCCCGTAATGCCAACGATGCAAGCGTGCTCTTGGAAGTCCTGACGATGCTCGCGGCAGTAGCGTGCCAGCGTGGGGCGCTGCTTCGCCTCAACCCACTCCGAACCGATCCCTGACGTGACTGTGATGCTGGCGCTGAGCCGTTCAACCTTCGGCTCGACCTTCCTGCGGTCGAATTTGTGGAGGGTGACAGCTTCCCACCCCAGAGTTGCCAGAGTGCGCTGTAGGAGCCAGTAAGGTACGCTCTTGATGGTCTGGCGACCCGATAGCTGCCGCATGATATTCATGATCTTACTGACGGACTCCCCCGTCACGGCGCTGATCGCGGCTGGGCCGCACCACAGCGTGGTCGTAACATCGTTTTTGACCGTCCGAAGCTTTTCCATTATCCCACGCTCCAAATATTGAAACAGGATAAACATTTGAACCATCTACGGAGAATCGCGAAGCCTTCGTAACGACCAGCCCACGCTCCGCAACTTGGACATTGCACCATTATTTGCCTTCCGACAACCCGCAGAAAACTCGGGCATCCGATTCGCATCGCTGAATAGCGACAGTTTCGACCTTGCCATTTACGCGCTGTTTCAATGTCCAGCATTCAACAACGTCGAATTTGTGGTTGGCAAGGGCACGTTTTTGGTTGCGGCTGATCGCCCAACGGGTGCCATCCTGAGAAGTGAGACGTTTACCAGCACCGTCTTGCGAGACGCTCGATGCTCCGCGTAAGGACGTTGTTTTGTAAGCGTTCATGTCCCTATTATACCCAAAACTGGACGGGAACCGATAGGAATTTTGAAATATTTTGGACTATATTTGGTTTGTTTTCAATTAGTTGCCAGAGTCGCAGATCATCACGTCCCAACGAATCTTGTTCTCGTGGTTGGTGTAGGGGTAGATATGGAACTCGCTGGAGCGGTCAGGCGTGTGGTTGGCGACACGTTTGATGTAACCGATGGCGTGCCCCTTGCTCGGGAAGCCACGGTCGGAGTTGGCGAACGTGATCGTCTTCGCAGGCACGGAGTTGTAGCTTTCGTGCACCGTTATGGTCCACTTGCCTAACCGATGTTCGATGATGACTTGTTCCATTAGCGTCCCGCCTTGGCGTCAAGCATCGGCTCGATTCGGATCGCGGCCTTGCCCTGTAGGTTCTTCGCCAATGGACCTGCGGAGGTTGCGGCGGCAGCAAAGCTGACAAATTCTTGCGGCAGCACCATGGTACGATCAGGGTACACGACATGCACTTGATATCTCATTAGTTTATTCGCTCCGACCAAAATTTACGCCCAAACGATTTTTTGAATTGTGTCTCAGCCGCACCGAACCGCATGGTCACGTAGTTTCCGCCGCTGCCCGACGACTCGTTGTCGCGGTTGTATTCGTCGTTGCCGACAATCTCGCCGCCGCTACGGTTCGTCCACTTTACCTGTGCCAAACGACGGAAAAACGCCTTACCCATCGCATGGTCATGTGCGCGTTCAACGCTGTGGTTATTCTCGGCTACCACCCAGAGGACGGTACTGCCCTTGAATTCAATTCCAGCTTCGCCGCCGACAGGCAGACCTTTCGCGCTCAGCTTCGCCTGCTTGAAATCTTTCTTCTTCGGGACGCTTGGCTTGCGCTGTTCGCGACCGATCTTCGCGTCGTAGGGGAACAGGGCGCTGCTCAGTTCGTCGTAACCGTCCGTGTCGATGGCGCTGATGTGCCAAACGCCGCCCTGCATGATCTTAGTGAATTCCTCGTAGAAATCGAAGTTCCGCTTGCCCTTACCAGCGGCTTTGAGTTGGGTGTAGATGATTTGGGCGCGTTCGAACAGGCGGGCTTGAATCTGATTGTGGGTGTTGACCAGATCGTGACGAAAGGCAACGGCTTCCGTGCTCGGCAGCTTAATCTCCCCACGTTCCCAACCATGCTTGCTCATGGGTCTATTATACCCAAAAATGGGTCAGAATCGATAGGAATTTTTGACTATATTTCGTTTGTTTTCAATGGTTTATTTCGTTTGTTTTCAATGGTTTATAAATATTTGCGAGTTCCTACCCAAAAGAACTTTTGAATTGGTATAATAGGGATGAGGTGAGAAATGAGTATAAGCGGTACGGGCGATGTTTATGGCGATCTACTCAAAGTTGCCGAAACTGTAGCTGATCCCGAAAAAGCAATCTACAAAGGGAGCGTCGTGACCATCGTCGGCCAGACTGGAAGCCTCTCACAGGTTCTTCGAGAAGGCGCTGATCCCGAGTGGGATTCCTTCTCTGTTAAAACCACTGATCTCAGACCCATCCCCGCCCCCAGAGCCCCATCCATCCCATCATATCTTGAGCGAAGCAATGTTACCTACGACGCCGCTGGCGTCACGGCATGGTTTCTCGGACACTTAACCCGAGGGGTAACCTTTAATCTTCAAATGCCCGAACGGATAGAAAACAACGTCGTTAACGACCTGCACAGTCTGACAGGCGTCAACTACACGGGCGATCCGCACATCCACTTAGTGCCCGCTATGGGCAAGTGGGGGTTACAGGCTGAGATCAAGTTTGAGCCCACGGATACGATACCCTCTACTCTCAAGGGGAAAGAAAACAAACCCGGATTTATTCGTGGTGGAGCGGGCGAAGGCGGGACAGGGGGATTGTTCTGGTATCTCATGGAGCACGGATTCTCGTTTAATGGCAAGCAGGACGCTACTCGCATCCGCGAATTCATGCCCGACGACGCCCAGAAGAAGTTCTTCGACACGGGAGCCGCTGGCATTCCTCTCGCCGATATCCCCGTCGAAAACGCCTGAAATGCCGTATTAAGTAGGGATGGCAACCTACAAACTCGTAACTTCTGATGTGGTCGAGTGGGCTAAGTCCTACTCGGGACCTCAGTTCCACGCTCTCTTTTCCGACTTCCCCTACGATCTAGGCTTTATGGGCAAGAAATGGGACACCAATGCTCAATTCGAGGCATGGGGGGCGTCTCTGTTGCCCGTCCTCAAGCCCGGAGCACTCGCCTTGGTATTCGGCGGCACGCGCACATGGCACAGGCTGGCAGTCGGCATGGAAGACGCTGGCTTCGAGGTCTGGGACACGATGACATGGCTGTACGGCACAGGGTTCCCCAAGGCCCCTGATCTCGGGAAGATGATCGGCAAGAGGGGGGACGCGGCCAATGCCGCCACGTGGACAGGCTACAGGCCGAGTATGCTCAAACCCGGCTGGGAACCCATCGTCTGCTTCAAGAAATCCTTCGAGGGAAAGTACGTAGACACTATCCTCGAACACGGCTCGGGGGCACTGAACATTGAGGGCTCGCGGGTCGGCGACGAAGAGCTACCCGAAACGAAAGCGGGGCAATCTCGCCTCGGCACCTTCATCCGTAACGATATGGTGACACCCGCCCGCACGGGCCGCTACCCAACAAATGTGCTGCTGGATGAAGAGGCGGCGGTCATGGTCGGGGATCAAGCGAGATTCTTCTATGCGGCCAAGAGCAACCCCGCAGAGCGTAACGCGGGAATGCCCGAGGGCACACGCAATGACCACCCCACGCTCAAGCCCGTCTCACTCACCACCTACATCGCCAAGCTGCTACTGCCGCCTGCGTCCGTGGGCACCCGCAGGATCATCGTCCCCTTCTCTGGCTCAGGGTCCGAAATAATCGGTTGCTTAATGGCGGGGTGGGATGAGGTTTTGGGGGTCGAATTGACGCCCGAATACAACGTCATTGCGAAATACCGCTGCGACCACACCCTGACGGGTGGATACAACAAATTTCTGTAAAACTAGCCATTTTGGTCCCCGGGCTGGTATAATGGGGGTATGACATTTCAGGTCGATACCTTGGTCTACAGCCCCGCCTTTGGAGTGGGACCTGTTAAAAAGCTTCGGGACGGCAACGTTGTAGTGGAGTTCGAGATTGGCAAGAAAGCCATACGGGGCAACTTCTTGTCTGTCGCCACACCTGAACAAGCCGCAACATACACCCCACCACCTAAAGTCACCAGTGCGGTAGTCGGCAAAAAACTTGTCGCCCTGTTTAAGAAGGGCGCAAACAAAGAGTTTTTGGATTTCATCTTGGCGGAAGGCTCGCTGATTATTGAATTAGGCGACAAAGCGGGAGTCAATTTCGCCGCTGAATATTTTGACAAGACAGGCTTACCCGTACCTCCCGTAAACAGCGCCTCCGTTCGCTGCTGGGAGGACCGCTGGGGACACGAATACCGTGTGACATTCCCCGTCCCACCGTTCCAACTTCCCGAGATTTGCACCAGCTATCAAAGCTACGGCGCTGGCGGTGCGGGACGCCTTACCATCAACTCCAAGCTGTTGTTCTGGTACATGGTTGAAGAAGGGATGCGGCTAGTACAGCCCGATTAGTCCTATGTTCTCTTACTACGGGAGTAAAAAGAGGTTGGCTCCACTGTACGCACCGCCAGAATTCGACACCCTCATCGAGCCATTTGCGGGGGCGGCGGGCTACTCTTTACACGGCGATCATTGGGAACGCAACGTGATGCTCTTCGACTGCAATCCCAAGATCGTAGCGACATGGAAATACTTGATCTCTGCGTCGAAGAAGGACATCCTCAGCCTTCCGGACATTCAACCCAAACAGACCCTCACCGAGTTCAAGTCTTTATCGACTGAGGAACGATACCTTATCGGCTACCATCTCAACCCAGCCTCAACCCGACCCAAGCTTACAGCAACCCAGCGTGTGTGCTGGAATCAACAGAAGCTTTGGATCGCCGCTAATCTCTACAAGGTGCGACACTGGCAGGTGTTTCAGCAAAGCTATGCGGACATTCCCAACCGCAAAGCGACTTGGTTTGTCGATCCTCCGTATCAAAAGGTTGGAAAGTGGTACAACGGATTCCAGCACATGGATTTTAGACATCTGGGCGGCTGGTGCCGCGAGCGTCAGGGACAGGCAATTGTGTGCGAGAACAGAGGAGCAAGGTGGTTACCCTTCCGCCTGCTGGTGACGCATAAGGGAATGGTTCAAACCAATACCGAAGTGGTGTGGGTAAGCCGTTAAGACTACGGGTTAACCCAACGCATGATGACGAACAGGTTGCTGTCCACTACTACCACGCCCAGCACCAGACGATCACGCTTTTGAAATACTTCTTCATCCTTTGCTCTCGTCTTTGTCCCTATCTTTATCTTTGTTCCAAATACTGCTGATCTTCGCCAGACCAAACGGGCTAATGGCAAACGCCGCCAGAGCATAGATAATCGCTGGCATCCCGCCAACCCACGTTATGAGCTTTTCTGGGTTATCGGTGTAGAAAATGTGCCGCACCATAAACCAAATCAACGCCATACTGGACACACTCAACCAACCACTAAGAATGCGGGCGCTGCTAGGCTCCCCCTTTTCGGAGAATGCGGCGGCAATGAACTTGATGATTCTGTGCGGAAGCCCGAGCTTTTCTTCGACCGCCACAGGTGCGGGACTAGTCGGGGTGGGAAGCGGTTCAGATGGCGCGGGAGACGACTTAGCGTTTTTCTTGGAGGTCATAAAACATGATTACTCCAAAGGATGCCCACCAGCACTAGCATACGGATCAATGACGCCCTTGCGCGGGCGTGGCGTTCCTTGCGGCTTCACCTTACCGCCACTCGAACCGCCGAGGCCCATAACGTAGTCCATGAAACGATCTTTCATGAAACGTGGGTTGGATGCGCGAAACGTCTCGCACAGACCTTCAGCGATATTTCGCTTCTCATCAGGTCCAACGCTCATGTTCTTGATTGCATCCGCCAAGGCGATGAAATCTTTCTTGCCCATTGCGGCCTTCTTGTCGAACGGCTCCATCACTTTCTTTTTGCAATGACGGCATTTGCCAGTCTCAGGTTCAACCGTTCTCCCCGGGTATTTACACTCGGGACAATGCTTTGCTTCGGTGACCGCTGTCTTTCCCTGAGCCTGCGGGATTTCCTTTACGAATTTGCCAGCGCCTTGCGCTGCCGACTGCTTTGCCGCTTCGCCCTGAGCCTGTGGGCTCTGAGTCTTTTGTGGTGCTTTCGGCGACCCACCTTCGTCGCGGTCGGTGCTAAAAGCGTCGGAACCACTGGCTTCTTTATCTTCCTCGGGCAAAGGTTCGGCCTCCGCTTCAGAATCCGATACAAATTTATCGGCCCCTTCTTCCGCTTCGGTCTCTTCTTCGGCTCCGAAATCAGGACCTTCTTCTGTCGCTTTCTCTTCGCCCTTGTCTTCGCCAAGCTCAAGTTCGTGCTTGCCTTCGTCGGTGAATGCCTTCTCAGCAGGCGAGGCACCCAGATCGATACCCAGAGCTTCGGCGGCGATTTCCATGGCCGCTGCCTGCTCATCCAAGCCCTTGTAGGCTTGCTGGAGGGCGTCAGCCAGAATGTCTGGCTGCTCTTCGGCGATACGGACAAACTTCTTGCCGTAATTCTTAGCGGCGGCGATGCGGACCTTGGCGGGAACTTCCTTGGCAAATTTCACCAATCCGAGATTTTCGCGGAGGGCGTCCATGCTGTAGGCTTGACGTGCGGTCTTCGCTACAAGCTCGTCAAGGGCCTTGGCGAACTTCGCTGGAGACTTCGCGCATTCGCGCATTTTTGCATAATTCGCGGCTTTTTCCTGCTTGCGAGCTTCGCGACGGGCTACGATAGCCTTACGGACGGTCTCACGATTTGCCTTCTTCACTTTGTTTGCCATGGTGTACTCCTGTTAATGAGTCAAAAAGTTGGATTTTACTGGTTATTCTACGCCAGTCGCTTTTTCTGCCTCGGAATGCTGTTTTGAGCGGCAGTCCTCGCAGCGGTGATCGCCTTTAGCTGTCGGTTTGCCGCATTTGCATTTCTGACTGCTTTCTTTACCCGAGACGGGGCTTTCCTTCATGGCGCGAGCTACACTGAGCACCAAACCCTGCTTCGTCTTGGTGCCCCATGCCGTCTGGACGCGATCTTTGTTCGCTGGGTCACGTTTCAGGGAACCCCACAGCATTTCGATCAGGGGGTGGTTCTCGTACTGGTTCTGCACGTCGCGTTGTAGTCCACCGTCGCCGGGCGCTGCTTGCTTACTCGCGCCGTGGTACTCGCCACGTTGCTTCGGAGCCTTAGGACAATTGGACTTGTGTTGTCCGCGTGCTCCTTTATCTGAACAAGTACACCCCCAACTGTCCGGTTTGGGGATGTCAAGTTCCGCCTGCTTGGTGGAGGCTTCGATTGTCTCGGGCTCATCGCCCATTACGCTCATGGCGGCATTGACCGCGCCTTCCATGTCTTCCCAATGGAACGGCTCGCTAACTTTATCGTTGTCTTCGTTGTAGACGGTCAGGAATGCCCCGTCACTACCCTCGTCCGCCTGTACCCAGAGGCGCACGGTACCCTTCATCGGGATTGCGGGAGCATAGGTGCCCTGTCCGCGAGCCTCAGAGCCCACAAGAACGTACGGACCTTGATACTGGTCAAAAGCCTTGACCGTGCCGCCCAGAGCGTCAGCGATAGCGTGGTGCATCGGCCATGCCTCACGGTCATCAGCCTCGGACTGACTCATCTCGCCCGTGGCTTCCTTCTTGGAAGACTGGAGTGGGAGGTTCATCTGGTTCGGATCGGGAGCAGGCGTTTCTTCATCTTCCTCATCGAACAGATTGCCGCCGTACTGCATGAACACCGTGTTGCCTGCCTTCAGTTCATCGGTCATGCTTTCGATCTGATACCGCTCATGCCAGTAGACGTTGCCGTTGGGATCGGAGAAGATTTCTCCGTCAGTTAGCGCACCAATATCCTCGGGATTTACTTTCTCCCAGCCATTGGTGAAGAAATCCTCCATCATTTCCCAGATGTCGTCAAGCTCAATGTTGTGGGCGAACTCATAAGTCGAGTTGCCGCTTTCATCCTGCATTTGCTCCTCGGCGACTTCCCTTAGAAGATTCTCAGTCGGGCTCAGATCAATACCGCCCTTAGTGTAGGTGACCTTGACGTAATAGCCTTCGTCCTCGCCAGACGTGGGTTGTGCGATTGCAGCCTGTTTGTTTTCCATGGATGATTCCTTCTGCGTCTTGAATTGCTCGATGATAGCGTCAGACGACGTACCCGGCTCAACCGCCGTACCACGTCCTTTCAACGACTCGTACAGGGCCGTTGACTTTTCCTGATTCGTACCGCGACTGCGACGTTTGACCTGAGTGACGGTGCTATCATACTCGGTCTTCGCCATCGTTGTCCACCATTGAAGCTGCTGCTTGCCCCATTGCCCATCTGGGTAGTAATAACCGAACACGATCACTTCACCCTTTGGAATGCCGGGGGCTGAAAGTTCGCGAAGAAGTGTCACGCCGTACATCGGACTCTTGTCGGGCTTGCTCAGGCGATCTTTTCGATCCTGCACGCTCTCAAGCTGACCCATATCAATTTCGGCGGTTTTGGACGCCCCCGCTTTTGGGACCATTTTGTGGTGGTATTTCAAAAGCTTACTGTCTAAATCCGTGCTGGTCGTTCCTCTGGTACCGTCCGCACCAAACATCCACTCACCGCTGGTGGACATGATAACTACAGTTCCAATGGGACTTTTCCAGAATTGTTTCCCACCCGATTTTCCACCACTGAAAAGGGCATAGCCGTAACGTTTCAAAATTTCGATGTTGTCGTCCAGCGTGGCCGTGTCCCTACTATCTGTTGTGTCTTTCTGCGGTGCATAGCTGTAGTTTTGCAAATTATTACTGTTGTCGAGCAAGGGGTCTGGTTTATCTTCGAAGCTAACTTCTGGTTCAAGCAACGAAGCGCCATCGGCGGTTTTCTTAGGACGCGGAGGAATCCCCTCAAGACGGAGTTCCGTATCGGATTTCTCAACCAGCCCCAACTCTTCGGGAGTCTTTGGCTTGCCACGCTGCGGCATCGCATTGATTCTGTCGGAAGCGGCGGACGCCTCATGTTCGTCTTCGGCTCCCTCAGTGTCAGGATGATAGCCGTAAAAGTCCATCCATTCCTTGATGTGCGGCTCTTCGCCGCGTCCCTTCGCCAGAGCTTCGTCAACCATCGACTGCATGTACTCCTGACCATGCGTGGTCAGAGGGTTCTCAAGGAAAATGTGGCAGCCCGCGCAGTGCTCAGGAGCGTCTGATTCTTCCTCGAAGAACGGTCCCTTCGGGTAGCTGTCGGAATCATAAGAATACTCATCCGTTGGATCGGCGGGGACCTGCTTAGGGTAGTTCTTCTGAATGTCGGCGGCGATCTCCTTCGCACAAGTCGGGCACCACATTTCCGCCTGATAGATGAAGCCCTGACGTGGGCTGCTGTGATCGGCAGACTCGTGGAAATTCTCCGCACAAGAACCGTCACCGTTATCAATCTCTTCAAGGTCGATGTCGCCCTCATCTCCGATGAACTGACCCACATCAACGACCGACCAAGTGGCTCCGCACGGCCCGCAGACAACCCACCATTGCCCGTGCTCGAAGTACGGGTTGCAGTTCTCGTGAATCTCCGTGAGCGGGTTCGTTTGTGCCAGTTGAGCTACCTGAGCTTCCATCTCTGGCGTATTCTGTTCGGTTTTAAGTGCGGAATTTTTACTTGTCATGTGGTACTTCCTGTTCGGGATTTCTGGCGGAACTGTTCTTTTTTCCGGTGTATCTTCTCCTTGTCCCGAGGGAAGAGCAATCGGCGTTCCGGGCGGTGGGGCAACTACCGTGTTCGCGCTTGGCGCTTGCGCTGGAGGGGCGGGAGTGGCTGCTGGTGCTGGGGCGGGCGCTGGTGCTTGTGCCTGTGCGGGTGCCGCAGGAGCGGGGGCAGCCGTCTTGCTTGCGATAGTCATCGACACAACCCTTTCACCATTCTTCATATATTTTCTCACAGCACGTTCGGCAGAGCCGTAATTTACGCCTGAAACCTCCTGCTCACGCTGATTCCCCTTGGAATCCCGCAGAAGAACTTTCCATTTACCTGATGTCGCAATCTTTGGGGGCGCATTGCCGCTTTGGTAAAACTCTTCACGCCACAGATCGCCCGCACCGCGCACGTCATCTTTATCCCCGCCGCGACCAGCAAGTTCCGCAGATTCTTTAACTGATCCCTGCGTGCGTCCATGAGGTAAGCGCCCAGTGTCACCCGGCGTAATGTCGGGGCGAATCGCTTGCTGATCGGCATCCACAAAATCATGACCGAGCATCCCCTCCTTACGCCGTGTAGTAGGTCGAGGAGTCGGAAATTTCGACTGTTCTTCTCGTGGGCGAATTCGGGTTTCCATTTCGGGTAGTTCCTCGTATTGAATCGGACCACGCCTAGCCATCTCAAGATCATCCTCTTCCGTTGGCCCTACGGCATTCTTAAGAGTTTTCTCGATGAACTCGCCACGTCGAGCTTCCATCTTCTTGATTTTATCGCCCCACTTGCCTGCGTTTTTATTTTCTGGGCACTCGCAGCCTTCGCAGATGCAGTTTGCCTTCAGACGATCACAACCGTCGCAGTACGGGGCACCAGCAGTATGTGCGGAGGACAGAATCTTAACCGTGTCATCGGGATCGCCAGTGCCTTGTTCCAATCGGATGTACTCGATAGTTGCGTCGGTGCATGGCTGGCAGTAGCGGGTTTTGTATCCATAGATTTCAAGCATGTGGGCTGCGGGATTCTGGCACCCACCCGCTTGGTGACCCAGCGGACATTCATCCCACTCACAGGCGCATTGACCGAGGTCGGCGGGGTCGTGGAACCCCTTGGTGTCCTTGTCTGGGTTGTCATACTTCAGCGTCTCGTCAAGGGTGTCACGAGTCGGATCATCGGCAGCACACTTTTTGGAATTGAACTCTCGCAGCTTGGCGAAGGCTTGACCGTAATTACGTTTAGCCGCCTGCCATTCGGGAGTAGCCTTCACATCGTCGGGCGTCATGCCTGTTGGTCCCTTGGGGAACTTCTTGAGTTCCTTGCTGGTACGATCTACCTCTTCTTCCAGCTTCTTTTTTCGCCCACAATTAAGACATGTATACCCACCGTAATAACTCCCACAATTTTCGCACGTTTTACCCCCTCCTTCATCATCCGCCGTGCGAGCAGCTTCCTTCGGATCATTGATACCCTTGACGATGCCATGATTCCAGTTCTTGCCGCAACCATTGCACTTGGCGGTCTCGAAGTCCGTGGGCATCAAGCCGTAATCGTCAGAGCCACAATGGGGGCACTTGGGTTTTGCCGCTGATACCTTACCTGCCCGCCAATCCTGATTGTATTGCTGGCAGTGTACACAAGTGGGGAAATGCTCATCTTCGAATTGTCCCAGCATCTCGGAGACCTGCGATGTCTGACCGAAGCGACGGATCAAATCATCGGCGTATTTTTTGTATTCAGGACAGTTCGGATCAAGCACTCGTGCTTCCAAACCATCCGCCGTCTTGCAGTTGTCGCAGGAAGCCACATAGGACGTGACCTTGGTCGCAGGGCAACGGCAAGTCTGGACATTGCCGCACTTTCTGCATTCGGTTCGGTCGTGATGGTGGTCGGACGAAGCCTTGGCGGGACGTGCTTTTTGCTTTGGCGGCGGGAACATGTGCTTTAGCAAGTCCACGAACTTGTAGGAGTTGCCCAGTTGGACTTTGTTCTCGTAGACGAAATCTCGAATCAGGATGCCGAGCTTATCCCGATACTGCTTCAGGGAGTCAAAGCTCAAACCTGTGCGGCGAATCCACTCTTGAGTCAGATCGCTGATCTTAACATCGTCAATTCGCTGTGCCTGATCCCAGTAAATCCTGAGCAATTCGGCATAGTTAGGAGCGGATTTCGGGGTCTCCTTGCCCCTCACCCACTCTTGGAATTGATCGATGAACTGCATGATGTCGCGTTCGGACTCGCCCAGTCCGACGCCCGGAGCCACGCCGTGTTCCTCGGTATCAAGGATATTATACGTTCCCTCTCCAGATGGTGTGGGTTGTTCGATAGCAACGTCTTCGATATTTTCCGTTTCGAGGCGATGGCTGGGGGTATGCACCGAATAGGCGTAATTTTTCGCATCCACACGAGCATGATGTCGTGCGTAATACTCGAAAGTTTTCTTCAGGAGGCTGCTGACTTGTTTCTCCACAGGATCAGCCTTAACTTTTTCCTGCCAGTGGAGTCGATTCTCTAGCGTCTTCTTTTCGTCTGGAGTCAAGTTCGGATCACGAAGTTGACGCTTTATCTTGTTAATGCCGCTGGACAAACCTGAAATTTTGTCGGCAGCGTTTTCCAGAAGTGTTTTTCCGTCCTTGTCCTTACGCATCATCAGGAGCTTAATGACGGTGTTGTACATGATCTCGTCTTGGAGATCAAAGTTGGGGGTAACAGATGCTAGGATTTCGCCATAGACCTTTTGAAACCACCCAGCCCAGTTCATCGCTGGGTCAGTGGGGAGCCCCGCCTGTTCAATCAGTGAGTTGACAATCGCAGTGAGGTCTTTGTTGAATGCGAACTTCAGGAAGGACGCGAAACGCATCCGAGCCCCGTCAATCGGGGAGAAGTCTGCGGGGATTGGAACCGGCTGTCCCTGAAGGTTCGCAAGTCGGAAGCTCAAGGAGCCGCCAGCGGCGATCTTTGACAAGACCCTATAGGCGTGGCCGTCTGTGGAATAGACGGTTCGCCCGGGCTCGATTAGGTGGGAAAGCTTGGCAGCCGCCGCTTGTGTGGCGTCCAGCTTCATCTTTCCTCCTTAGTCGGTGATCGGGTCGTTAGCGGCTTCGCCGTCCGTCTTTTCGTCTTCCTTCAGAACCGATTCGAGGATATCCATATAATTTTGGTGGTCGGCGAAAGCCTGAGGGTCGTGAGACTGCCCTGCGGCTGAGTCCTTTGCGTCCTTCTGTGCGACCTTGAGGCCGAGGCGACCGAGTTCGCCAGCATACAGGCTGTTCATTGCTGTGGCATCTTGTGCTGCTATCTTTTTCGACATTTTTGATTCTCCATGGAGGGAAATCGTCCCCTATCTTTGAATACTAAAGTCAAATAATCCAGTAAACTACTGATAAATAAAGCTCTCTTAACCCAAAACGTACTCGAACCAGTGTGTTAACGTCCCGTCCACTCCTGCTGTCTGAACTGCTGTCTGAACATACACGTCATTTGGCTGGACGAGTGCCCAAGACATGGCATCCAGTCCCAGCCAAGTTGACCATGCGGTTTGCCCGACTGGATCCGGTTGACCAGCGCCAGAAGAAGAGACTTGACCCGCACCCGTCACATTACCTGAAGCGGTGATCCACATATCCTTCACGCCTGCGGAGTAGGGCGTGTCGTAGGATCGGCTCCCGACAAGATCAATCGACTGCGTTGCTCCAAAAGGAAGCGTATACTCATTCCAGTTCGAAACTGTCGCTGACCCCGTTACTTGGTAATAGTATCCTTGAGGCACCATCATGACCATCGGAAACTGATATGTGCTGCCGTTGGACATGACGGAATCGCCGATTATTGTCGTTGGAGTCGGTGAAGCGTCACAGATCAAGCCAATGGTACCGCTAGTGGAAGAGCCGATGTTCGCCACGATCAGTTTTGCCTTGCTTGCCGTGTTTTGATAAACGGTGTTCATTGCGCGAGTGTTTGCGCCTGCTGGACCGAGATCACCTGAAAACACGACAGGGCTGCCGTTGACCGTTAGCTCGGCTTCTAGTTGCAAATTAGGAGGCGTTCCCACGATCTCATAGTAGTCACCCGGAGGAACGATGACAGTGAAGGGAAACCATTGATTCAGAAACCCATGTCCTTGAAGAATTGTAGTGGTTGGAGTCGGAGAGCTATCACTTAAGATAGTCATGATTCCGCTAACGGCTCCTATAACGATGAGGGATTTCACATTTGTGTTCTGATAAACCGTGTTAAGAACACGACCTCCCGGACTCGGAATGTAATTATACTTGGAGAACCATTTGTGGCGGTGTGGAAATAGTTTGAACGTCGTATTCATTTAGGCGAGGTCTCCACTAGCCAGCCAAACATTTGCGGCGGTTTGAGTCACAGCAATTGTTGAAAACTGAGTACGGGTTGCCAGCGATGCGGGGGTGTTAATGGTCACACCAGCGCCCTGTACAAACGTGATTTGACCTATCCCCGCTTGAACCACGGTCAGAACCGCGCCAATCGGAAAAGCCACGCTGGAGTTCGGTGGAACCGTGAACGTGCCGGGTGTAGCCATGTTCATGTCCGTCATGTTGTTGTTGTCGGACAAGGCGGCGACGTAGTTGACTGTCTGATTATTGATCGCTACTCCTGAGGAGATGAGCCCCCACGATGTGCCAAAGATATAGATTTGACCTGCGCTCCCTACAATCCATCCCGATTTAGGGACAAAGAACATCCAGTAGCCCGGTATGTTGGTGGGATCATCCGTAGTCCAATAGGCGATACTGTTGGCTTGGCCTGTCCACAAACCCGTGGGAGCAGTCCCAACAACGTAGGAGTCCCCGTTGGCAGGTGAGCCGGGCGGTGTGTTCAGCCCGACGCCGATGACATTCGGCTGAATCAATGCTTGAAAACTACGAAGCATTGCCTCACCCGCAGTGTAGTAGTTATCACCGAGGGCTGCGCTGACGAAAAGTTGCGGGATTTTAGGACCAAACGAAACGGACATTTGTTTTTCTCCTACTTAACGGTCTTACCCGAGTGTATATTCCCACCAGTGAGCCAACGTGGGCGAACCACTGTTTTGTCGAGCGGTATAGAATTCCCCAAGTGATACAAACAGTGCCCCCGCACTACGTTGCGAATTGGTGTTCGACATAGTGGTGGTATCATACGGAGTAGTTCCCGGAGGGGAACAATAACTGGAGTTTATAATCAAATTTCCCGTCGTTGAAGGCAGGGATGACACCGATACAAACATATCTTTGCCCACACTCGCTATCTGAACGCCTGTGGTTGATGGGGCGGAACCCGCGATGGCTTGAAGACTTCTCAGCACTGGAGCAATCGAATAATCAATGGACTTGGAAGCATTGAATGGCAGAGAATACTCATTCCAATGTCCAACAGACGCCCCCGAGCAAGTCACTTCGTAGTAATGATTGTTCGGAATCATCATCCAGATCGTCTGGCTTCCCGTGGAGACCCCATCGGACTGCCAAACAACGTTTGTGGGGGAAGCGCCAGCGTCACTTATACCTTGGATGGTTGTACCACCACCGACGCTTGAAAGATCGACCAGCACCAGCATTGCTCCGCCGCTGGTGTTTTGGTAAACCGTACTTAGCGAACGACTGCCCGACAATTCTCCTGAAAATGTAACGCTCCCTGTGATAATCTCCAACTCTACCCAAGCTACAGAAGTACCACCAACGCAGATGAGTTCGTAGTAATCGTTGTTAGACACCATGAAAAAGAAATTGGTGCCAAATCCCGACTGGGCATACTGGTCTAACACTACTGTAGACGGGGTGGGAGATGCATCGGTCACGGCTTGAAGATCGTTGTTATTTCCCACCATCCACCCAAACACTATGATGGGTTGCCCCGTGGTGTTCTGATAGACAGTATTTATTGCTCTCTGCCCCGCCAGCCCCGTTGTAAACCACGTTTTAGCAAATAGGGAGCCCGGACTTCCCCCTCCACCTCCCGGCACGCTGAAATTTCCCGTACCGTCATAATAGACCGTCACGCTGCCGGGAAGAACTACCCCCGGTTTAATATCCGCAGAGCCATTGCCAAGAATGATGGCATTTGAAGTCAACGAACCCGTGTGAGTGACCGTTCCCGAACCGCCGCCTCCAGTGATCGTAACGAAATTCCCCGTGCCATGATCCAATAGAGGGGTTGTGATAGATGTGGGATCGACTACGTTGACTCCACCGTTGTGCCCACTGCCAGTGTCCAATGAAATTCCTACTGTGCCCGTACCTGACAACGTGTTTCCGTCAACCGTGTTGTATGACGACGAAGCCAGACCGATACCAACGGCGAAGCTGTGCACGGCTCCAACTATGATGTTGCTGCTGACGTTGTTATTCGCGGCACTCCCCGTAAGGCTAATCACGGTCTGCGACGTAGAGCTACAGTACATCACGTTCGACTGAACGATATTACCTTTTGAGCTAGAACCATTTATTAGGACGCACGGACCAGTACCGGCGTTGAGCCCGATGAAATTGACATTGTTAACTACAACTCCAGAACTGTTCTCGATGTCGATAGCGGGTGCCGACCCAAGATTAGCTGTGTACCCGCCGTTTATTTCTACGTAAGCGTCGTGCCCGTTCAAACCTGTGATATAAAAAGCACTCACAGTTGAAGCGTCGTGGATGGTTCTTAAGAAATGAATATCTTCGTTGAAGTTAGATGAAGCTCCGTCGATGTACACTCCATACGTGCATGAGGCCGTCTCGAAACCCTCGGTGAAAAGATCGGATACTCCAGCCCCCGAAGTGCTTACGTGCATTCCATGGAAAGTTCCTGAGGACGCTTTGTTGATGGCAATACAGTCCGTCATTCGCGTAGAGAAGAACCCCGTAGTGTTTGTTCCCACCATCTTAAAGCCGTATCCCGTGATGCCGTTGCTGAGGGCCGTCCATTCAGCTAAGCAATTAGTGTACGTGCAAAGCTGGGCATTCTGGTGATAGAAGCAGAAGATGCTGTCGAAGACCCAGAGGTTTTCCAGCTTGGCATCGATCACGCTGTTCAGTATGAGTCCGTTTCCAGTGGTGGGAGTGACGGATCGTGCAAGGCAGAAGTCTTTTAGAAGATTGCTGTGAACCTGTGTGCCGCCGTTGCCGACATTTACCATATCGACAGTTGCGCTGTTGCAAGTGATTATGGTTCCACTAGCGCCTCCCCCAACGGGAGTACCTGCGGTCAATCCCGCCATGCCGACATTAGAGGAGGTGATTACAAGCGTAGCAGTGATAAGGTAGGTCTTGACACCAAACTGAACTGTTCCACCGCTCGCTGAAGCGGCTGTGATTGCTGCTTGGATGGCTGTAGTGTCATCGTGGATACCGTTGCCAACCGCGCCATACGTCTCGGGGTAAAACACGCCATTGGAAAAGCCGCTAACCGTAGTGCCGCTGGCTGCATAAATAGCGATTTGTCCCACGGTGCCTGAGGTCACTGTTCCCGAACCGCCGCCCCCGCTGGGAGTTTGCCAATTCGCTGTTGTGGCACTTGTTGCTGTGAGAACTTGTCCTGCGGTTGGGGCTATCCCGCTAACAACCACGCCGAAAATTTCATTCGCATTGATTATGCCAAGAGAAGAGCCCACTGGTGTAGCGATGGTGGTAGCGGTAGAAATGGTGACTGCTCCGATATTGGCAAGTAACCGACCGTTGTAAATACCGCCATCAACTGTAATGGAGGTATGTGCGAGAATGTTGCCGTTGAACACGGTGCCAGCGTTGGCGGCTGCGGTGAATGAACTGCCACAAACGAAAACAACGTTCGCGGCTGTTGCACCACCTGCCAGAATGATTGTTGAAGCACTCGTCAAGCCAATCGTAGTTGAGGCGAGGAAAACGTAAACGCCCGCGCCGTTGAGAGTTAGTGTTCCGCCGCTGATGGTGAAAGTGCCGCCGCTGTAAACGCCGGGGGTGAGGGTTAGGCCGTCGAGAGCCACACCAAGGGCGGTTCCCGGCCCCATCGCTTGGTAAGTTGCGATTGCTGTAGCCAAGTCTGTCTGGTTTTGAGCAACTGCCGTAATCACTGCTGCACCCGAAAGAGTCCATGGCGGGCTTCCCGGCGTGATTGTGTTGGTCGGGAAGGAGCCGATGTTCCCGCCGCTGATTATGGTGCTTGCACCGTCCGAGTTCGTGACTGCTGATGCACCGAGGATGGCGTAAGCTGACGCCGTAGCTAATTGCGTAATGACTGGGGATGTGATACCCGAAAACGTGAGTGATGCTCCGTTGCCTATCGTAAATGTGGCTGCGGTGTTGGTGCCAGTCGCAAGATTGGTGAACGATCCACCGCCCAGAGCCGCGACACTCGCCGCCGACACGGAAAGGCTTTGATTGGGCGAGCCAATGCGTGTTATGAGGAGCAGGTCTCCACCTTGGGCGGGGATGCCTGAGGCAAGCTGACTGATTTTTCCATTAGGCATTATGATGCTCCCACAGGTAGGTGTAAAATTCGTTAGCCATCTGTTTTCTCCCAACCGCTCTAATCGGCACCTATATAACGGATTTGTAGTCCCTCTACGTGGTTATGGTTATAGTTGCGGTAACCGTCAAAAGGATTGGCGGCGAGCCCACCAAAATCGGGTTTCCCACGGCATCGTACCCCGTCATCGTCAGAATGATGGTACCCGGTCCTTGCGTTCCCCCTCCCCAAAAATTCCCCCAACTTACACCCCACCCAGAGCCAGAGCCCGTGAGGTCTAAAAAATAGACGCCCGAAGGTCCCAAGAACCCCGTATCGAGCCCATTAGTGCCCGTTATAATGACTTGTGCCACACCCGCCGTCAGCCACAACAGGTCAATGACGTTTGGCGTTATTGTACCGCCAGCGAAGATGGCAGTTGACGGGACGGGGGTCAATGCCATTTCAGGTGATACGATGTCTCCCGCTGGAATGAAGGTAGCAACCAGCGCAAATCCGGGCACGTTGGGCAATTCGCTGACCGACGATTCCAGTTCAACCACCCCGCCATCCTCAAGAAGAAGTATGGAGCCGTCTTCTAGTAGCACAAAGGAGTCGGGGATACTGCCAGCTACCAAGTCCATGAAGGGGGGATTAGGCACGTGGTGGACGACCTGAACAAAACTCTGAGGATCGATAGCTTGAATCAAGTAGATCAGGTACCGACTGTTATTCGTATCGAAACTGAAGGATGAGATGGTCTGAAGCGCCCCATCCGCGTAAATGCTCAGATCACGAACGGGGTTGAACGCACCAAGAGGTCCGGGCTGTGTAAACGGGCCGACAAACGGCGGCGATACCACAAGCTGAACTCTGTTCGGGTACGCCCCATTCGTGAATGCCGTTACGATTTGCATTACTTCCTCTTGAACAGCCTCTTTGCAAATGCGATCACATCTGTGAAATAGATGTTGCTTCGGTCCAGTGTGAACCAGATCAACAGCAGGATGAAGATGTGCAGATCGAGCACATCGCCGCGAGTCCAAGGCGTAGACATTACTTTCCCTCTTCGCTTAGAGCCAGTTCTTTTGCGCGGTCCTTAACGTACTTCCAGACCTTTCGAAGTTTTTCCATGTACTCAGGTGACTTCTTTTCCTTCACGGGTTTTGCCTCTGTTTCTTCGTATGGCAGCCCTTGATGCAAATGAGGCTCGCCCTTACGGTGCTTCTCTTCAATACTCTCCTGCTCGTTCTGATAAAGGTTCTGAATCGCCTCTTCTTCTCCATTCGGGGCAGGCTTTGGTGCTGGTGCGGGCACTGGAGCAGGCTTCGGCTTTTCCTCGGCAGGCGCGGTCGCTGGCTTGTCGCGCTCGACCACGGGCTCTACCTGATCCTCCAAGTCCTCTTCATGCATCAGGCGGGCTTCCTCTTGCTCGCGGAGGGCTTCGTACAGCTTGTCCTGAACCTCCTTGTCCTTAACCTTCCTGATCTTCTCCAGTTCCTTCTTTTTCTTCATCTCCTCCTGTTTCTCTTGGAGGCGCTCGGGCGTCTTGTCCAGTTCGTCCTTCTTCTCTTGCATCGTCCGCTCACGCAATATCTTCACGATGTTGTGCTGCACGCTCGGCAGGATGCGCTCGAACACCGAATGGACGTGTTTGCAGATAACGAAGTTGCCCCGCAGGTCAAGCCGCTCTGTAGGTGCCTGTAGCTGCGGTCTGGGCGTCCCTAGCAGCCCATCTCGCTGGTGGAGGTTCCACTGGGCACCCCAATACAAAAACGCAGGGCAGGAGCAGCTAATTTGCACGTCGAGGTCTTTCGCTTGGCTAGATTCCTGCACCTTTGTCGTGTCAAATTGAACACGCACATCGTGTCCCGCCGGGTCGGAATCTTCTTTGTTGCACTTCACGTTGTAGTGAAGAAACAAGGCTTTGGGGTTTGAATCAAGGAGAGTCGGGGTACACCCGGGCCTATAGCGTTTAGAAAAACTGTTGGTTTGACGCACCAAGTCGGGAAGACTGATGGCTGTTTTTACCCCGAACTTTTGTTGCAGTTTTGACAGGGGAATCGTTACGAACATTGTGTTTGATTCTCCCGTCGCATAGTATAGTCCTCCGACCGCTGTGCTCGACGTTCGGGAGTCCAGTACGCCAACACCTTCTCAATCCGTTCTTTAGGTGGTTTCTTGCCCAACAAAGACGCCCTTCCCGCCGTCCAGCCCTGTTCTACATAAGAATCGAGAAGATGGGAAGGAATCCTGATTGTTTCGGAATCTTTGGATACCCACTTCGTGCCGTACCCAACGTTTCGCTCCCCCGAGAGAGCTTGACTAAGATTTTTGCGGTGTTCATCGGAGAACACCAACCCTTTATGGGCCTCACTCAAGGCAAGACGATGTTCTTCTGACAGTGCCTTTCCTTGGTGCGCTTTACCTATTTTTTCGCGGTGCTCGGGGGATAGTTTCTTTCCTAATTGAGCCTTCCCAATCCTGCGACGGGTTTCTTCACTACGTGGTTTGCCCCAATGCGGGTTTTTTTCACCACGTTTCGAATCCCCGATGCGCCTACAATGCTCTATGGAGAGAGGAACACCCATCATCCGCTCACTCATACGACGCCTAATTTCTGGAGTTTTAGCATCACGCATCCGTTGACGGGTTTCGTCCGTGAGAAGTCCGATACCATCCCCACCAAGAGTTCCGTTGTAGCCATTTTCTGGTTTGTAAGACTGATGCAGGACAATGAAGAACGTCTCCATCGCAGCCAACTCTTTCTCAGTTTTGGCTACATAGACAGGCTCTACTATAAAAGATTCCGGACCGTGTTTGCGGATAGCGCGATGAAAGTACACTTGACTCTCACCACGAGCATCTCTTTTGTGGTGTTGCCAACGTCTGGTAAGCGGCTTAACGGTCTTGCCGATATAAACCTTGCCGTTTATTTTGTTGGTTATGCGGTAGACAATCACAAGACGCCCCCACCTAATGGTTAGGTAGATGAATAACTTCATTCATGGTCAAATTCTCCACATCCCACGATCAGGTGCGGCTCCTCAATGAGGCAACGACTTGATGCGGAATGACAGGTTAAATCGGGGGCACCCATACAGAAGCACACTGTTTCATGGTCTGGGTATGCGGGCTCAGTCTGTAGGCTGGTAGGCTTATTACGGTTTGGCATTTAGAACGTCTTATCTTTGAGGCCGAGACGCTTACGCACCTTCGGGTCTTCGAGGTCCTCACCGTCTTTGAGACCCATCCGCTCGCGGAACACGGGGTCATCGGTAGAGACTTCAGTCGGTTGGGCTTTCTTCCGCTTCTGTTTAATCTCTTCCTGTGTCGGTTTTTGCGGTGTTGATGGAGTTTTTGGTAGGTCAGGCTTGAGTTTTGGCAACGAGAGCTTCAGCATTCGCTGGCACTCTGCGGGATCAATCGGTTGGGGCGTCGGCTTAGTGACCACCTCCTCGGCATGGTCCTTGAGGAGAGCACTCATGCCTAGCGAAGATTGCTTCAGGGTCTTGACGATCTGTCCATTGCGAAACACGGTCAGCTTTTGATTGACGGTATCGTGAACGAGAATATCCCCCGCGTTAACTCGGAAGCTAAATTGAACAAAATTGATCGGGGACTTGGCTACATAAATTTTTTGCATTCTTTACCCCTAGCTGTTTAATACCCAAAAGAGAGAAGGATATTGGGGAAAAAGAAAAAGGGGCACGGTTTCCCGTGCCCCTAAGTTGTACCAAAACAACGAGAAGGTTAGTTCTCGCCGAAGTTGGCAGCCGCGTTGAAGCGACCGTTAACGGTCAACCGCTGAACGCCTGAAGGATTGAAGACGAGGAAGCCCAAATTCTCAAATATCGAGAATCCGATTTGCCTCAAATCAGGACGGTCGGCACTCATCACGGTCAACGGAATACGTTCTGGGATTACGCCGAGGAACTCAGCGTCCGCCAGAATATAGATGCAGCCGTAGCCGACCTTACGAGACTGGAGGAGCGTTGCGCCCCAGAGATAGCCCATGACGCCCGTCTTCAACAGCTTGCGCTGTGTTTCACGGTCGATGTTTTGCTGCGTCCACTTCAACAAATCCGTGTAATCGCGAGGATTGAAGAAGATGAAAGCAACCGACAGATCGTGGCGTGCAACCTGACCAAATCCATCCGCCAGCGAGTTGATGTCGATGGGGGCGTTGATTGGAATGTCGGGGTTGTAAACCGGATCGTTTGGTGCATGGCCGACTGCGCCCGCCGCAACACCGTCAAACAGATTGAACACGTAACCATCTTCTGCCGCGCCTACTTCAGCCTTTGCGAGGTTGAGTGAGCGAGCAACGAGATCGAAACGACGTTCCTTGATCTGGGTGATCGGGATCATGGGGTTGGACACGATTTCAAACGTCGGAACCGTGACACGCTTTGGCTTGGTCACACGCACAATGTCGCCGCCTTCTTCACCGACCACAAAGGCTTCAACGAAAGACGAGCCGGGGGTCGAGCCCACAGTCATCGCGCTAACATCGAATTCCTTGTCGTAGATGGGGAGTGCGCCATCGGGAAGAGTTTCGACCATAAGAGCCTTACGAGCAATGCTCATATAGTCACGACGACGACGGAGGGACGGTCCCAACGACGCCGCTAATTTTTGACGACCACCTGCGGTCTTGAGCAACTGTCCAAGCATAGCCGTCTGCTGTTGTGTACGAGAAAGATTTGCCATGTTAGTTCATTCTCCTTTACAGTAACGACGCTACGCCGAGCCAAGCTTCGGTCGTGGTGGGAACGTGGGTGCAGATGCCGACTTTGATCGCGGACGCATTGCTGTGTGCCGCATCGGTGTACTGTCCGACGTTCGTGTGGGCTGAGCCGCCGCAGTACAGGTATGCACCGAGGACGAATGTTGCCGCCGTGTCGTAGCACTTCCCGTCCGAGTTACCCACCATTCCCTGCCACATGGCACGGACAACGGGGGCTTTCTTGGAACCGGAAGGACCAATAGCGCCAGCGAATTCGCCGCCGTTATTGAGTAGTGTCGCGAAGGGAACGCCGCCATTCGTCGAGCCATAGGTCGTAGCGTCCGTGTCGCACGGAACGATATTACCGATGAGGCCGAAAGCAGGTTGGTTCGCCGACTGGACTGGATACGCTGCGTTTGTGCTCGCGCCAGTGATGGCAACAATCACACCGCCCACATACCCGCCAGCAGCTAACGTCTGTTGGTCAGTTCCCGGATCGCCAGTGAGGAACAAAGCTGGGGTGCAGTTAACGGAATCGTTCTGACCCAGATAATGAAGCTTTACGCTCATTTAGTTCTCCAGAATTGTGAAGCAAATTTGAAACAGATTGCCCAATTCCAATCCGGCCTTTTGGGGGCGAAGGACTATAGAAAAGTGCGTTCGTAATAAGGGTTTGGTATCAAGAAAACTCGTTCATTAGCGATTTTTGTGGTATCATGGCTTTATGGAATACCGTTGTGCGGGGAATAGAGAAGAGGCGATACGACGCTTAGGCGGGCAGTGTCAGTCCCCCGATTGTCAATGGATCAATGAGAACAAAAGCCGGGGTTGTACCGATATTCGTTGTCTACAGATAATTCAAAGCGATGGTGACCCGCTGCCCCGAAGGATGGGGGGATGGAAATACCACAAAATGCTTTCAGACCCCGAGTTTACAAAAAAGTACCAACTTCTGTGCGCCAACTGCAATTGGATCAAGCGAAAATGGGCGGAACCTCGACAAGAGCGTCGTCAAGTGGATGGGCAATGGCAGGTCAAAATTGGTAGTCTGTGGGTCCCCTACACGCCATTCGTACCTAAAAAGAAACGAAAGAAAGACACCGTAATATCTCAGGACCTACTCAACGCAGTGGTCAACATGGAACCGCCGATTTAGCAATTGCGATTGCCTGATGAACCCGACCCCGAGCCCGAATACGCAGAGCGTTGGAACCCCTTATAGTCTGGGCCGTCGCGAATGACGATGTTCGCCCAGTCCTTGAACAGCGGGAAATGCAGGAAGTAATTCCCCTTGAATTCAACCCAGTATCCGTACATGGCATCCCAACCCGCGTTCAGCACCGTGCAGATTCCAGTCGCTACTGGAGGCTGCGGGGCGGCTAGATATTGGGGATACGGAATAGGGGGGTTGGGAATCGCATTCAACTGCGCCCATTTCCAAGGTTTGTCCTTGAATGAATTCACAAAACGTGGGAATATGGTTTCCTCAGAGAAATTGCTCATCCGTCCGATGCCAAACAGATCACTGCCAAACAGGACCGTGGTTTGGACCTTAGCTAAAATGGAACCAACGGCCAAAATGCATCTGTATCCAATTTGCTCCACCCCGCCCGTAGGCTGTACGTTAAGCTCAGGAGTAGAGAGTTGCACTGCTAGAATTTTGGCTGGAGGCGTCATATAAAAGATTCGGGTAGTAGTGATATAATGGGAAGATGACTGAACCACGGTGCGCCAATTGCGGGCAGATGAAGGTTGCACACACGATAGGTTTGATTTGTCCGAAGATGGAACTCCGATCCGACGAATACGACGAGAAGAAAATGAAATGGGTTTTGCTCGGCTATCTGGGTACCATCTACGCCCCCAAAAAATGAAGGGGCCGCTTTTGGCGACCCCTGTTGGGTGTTACGGTTTAGCTCGTGATTACTCTTCGGAGCCGAACAACGCGGTAGCGATGTCAACGGCTTTCGGTGAGGCTACGACAGGGCGGACACGCTTGATGCTGCCTGTGGGAGCCTTGGCTGCGGTCTTTGCGGCTGCGGACTTCGGAGCCTGCAACTCGGGACGTGCATCCTGCGGGGTACGCTTTGCACCCTGTTCCTCAGGCTTGATGTCCTTCATTGCTTCGACGAAGAGGTCTTCGTCGTGGTCGCCTTCGTTGTCGCGGGCTTCGCCAGTGGTGTCCTGCTTCATCTTGTTCGCCACTTCACCAGTGAAGGACTCAAGCACGTCAAAACCAGCGACGGATGCTGCTTCCTTGGTTTCAGATGCGATCAAGCTGTACAGTGGGTCGGCATCGGAGCCCTGCATATCGAAATAGCTCTCGATACTGGCTACCTGCATACCGCTGTCGTCAAGCACTGATTCCATGCCTGCGGCAGATGTTGGGGCGAAGAAGTTACCATCGCCGTCGTCGCCAGCGGTGTGATCTTCACCTTCGTTGGCAAGCGAAGCGGCTTTGTCTTCCATCTCGCCCTGATCGAACACGGACGAAAGGTCAAGCTCTTCTTCGGAGGGTTCGCCTTCTTCAAGAGCAAGCGGAATCTCTTCTTCGTTCTCTTCAAGAAGTTCCTGCTCAAGAGCTTGAACGGCATCCTTAACGGTGTCGATTTCCTCCTGAACGACCATCTTCTTCTCGTCGGTAAGGATCGCGCCAGCGTCATCGACTGGAGCTTCACCTTCCATACCGTCCATCGGAGGAACTTCATCCAACGGAGCACCTGCATCGCCCATTTCGTCTTCCATCGGCGGTACGCCTGCATCTGGTGCGGGGGCGTCCATCGGCGGCTCGTCGGCCTTCTTTGCCTTGGCAACGACCTTGGAAGCGCACTTACATTCACCCTTGCACTTGTCGCATTTCTTCTCGGCGGCTTTCTTGGCGGCGGACTTGCAGTTCTCGCAACCCGCGCATTTCTCGCCGTCCTTGCATGTTGACTTCTTTGCGGCGGCAGATTTGCCGTCGCTGAGGTTCACGGTCTGACCGGGCTTCTCGCCAGCGTCGGGACGGTCGCCAGCTTTCGAGGCTTCCATTTCCTTCGGCTCAGAGTGAGTCCCGCCGCCGCAACCACGACCGTCGTTGTACGTCTCGGTCTGCGGACCTGCGTCCTTGCGGTCATCGGCCTTCTTCGAGGTAGCCGACTTCGCGTCACCCTTGATTTCCTTTTCGACAGCCGAACGCTCGGACTTCAGAACGGACGGGTCTTCGAGGAGATCATTGAGTTCGACTTTGTGGACTTCCTTGAATTGTTCGGCGACCTTGGAGTAGTGGGCGTTGATCGCGGTTTGACGGAGGGCAGCAACGAGGGCTTTGGTGTCGTTACCTTGGAGTAGCGAAGAGGCGAATGCCTGACGCTTTTCGACGGGGGCACCCGGCAGCATCGTGTTGGCGATTGTATACGCCGCAGCGGTGCGAACCTGTGCTTCCCTCTTGATCGTCTCGCGCTTCGTTTTCAGTTCAGCAAGCTTCTCTTTCAAGTTCGAGGGCTTGGTAGCTGTAGGATTTGCCATGTTGGAGCCTTCCTTTTTCATCTGGGGAGAGGCAATATTGCCCCTCTTTTGAGAGGTTTGATAGTTATTTTTCTTATTTACTGCGGATTTTGCGCTCGCCATCGGAGGTTCCAAGGCAGGTGCGGGTGTTTCTGGTGCGGCGGCATCGGGTGCCACTTCTGGTGCTGGGGCGGCTTCAGGGGCCACGTCTCCCATTGGTGCTACTGGGGCTTCGGGAACTGGCGGGGCGGCTAGGGGATCGCCCATCGGGGCTCCCATATCCATACCCGACTCAACGGCACCCTCGCTGCCAGCTATATTGGCGATTTCTGAGTCGAGGCCGTCCAACTGGGATTTGATACCTTCCGACCACTGTCCGCCCTTCAATTTTTCCCACTCGGAGATAAACTGAACGCCTTCGCGCATCGTGCGAATCTCTTCTTCAAGCTCTTCGCGCTTCGCAGTGAGGAGGTCAAATTCGGGGGTAGATGGGGCATCCATTGGGATACCAGAGTCCAGACCCATGATCTGGTCGTCAATAGCGTCCAAATCGGCCTGCTTGCGGTCAAGTGCCGCTTTTGCTGCTGCTAGTTTTGATTTCATAGAGCCCTTCTTAACTTTTGCTTTGCCACCACAATGCTCACATTTTTCAGGCTTGAGCGACTCGATCATGTTGCCGCACTTTGTGCAATGAACTATTTCTTTTGCCATTAGCGTACCAGCCTTTTTCTCGCCCTTACTAAAGCTTCCCGGCGCTTGATTCACCCACGCCTTCGCCTTTTCTAGGTTTGGTGCTGTTTTAACTTTCTTGCCGTCCAACTTAATAATCACTGACTCATGCTGACTGGCGTAACTCAGAGTGTAGCCATTGTAGTGCGTTGTCTTCTGATCGGCCATTACCGAGTCAACCTTCCGTGCAAATTCGCGTTCATTAACGCATCACCTAGATTAAGGGTTTCGAATTCATCATTCACACTGGCAATTTTTGCCATCTTCCCAGCGGTGGACGATTTGGTGTACTTGGTGCGGGGTCCTTCCCACTCTTCGGAGACCGTGTTACGTTTTGCAGCCCCGGGGAATGCTGGTGTAGCAACCCACGAAGCTTCCACAAACTTCACGCCGCCGTTTTCCATTGTCTTGTGCCCACAAAGCTCGGCGACACGACGTGCAATGCCATCGTCGTCGGTCAGGAACATGCCCTTTTGATACGACAGATGGTTGCAGTAGGTATTTTGATCGGTGACGCGAGCACCGCAATAGCTGCAAATTACGAGGTCGGTCACGCAGCCCATACTCAGGTACTTGACCTTTTCGCTGCGGATGTCGTCAATCAGCTTCTCGTGTCCGAGGTCCGTGGCGACAAGGATATCGCAGAAATAGACCCACACAGAGCCATCGCCGTTCAACTTGATCTTGCGAAGAATGGCGTCGAGAATGTGACCCTTCGCATACTTGGAATTCTGGAAATGTTCCACGAAGTTGAAAGCACCAACAAAGCTGCTGTGGCTGAGCTTCAGAACTTCGTTCGTCCATGCGTCATCGTTGTTGTTGACGAGGTGACTGCATTCTGGCTTGATTAGGTAATCGTAAGGGTCGGCCTCGACCATCACACTTGCCATAATGGTGCAGTGGGACAAGAGGTATTTCGAGGTGTCAGCGGACTTCCTGAAGGTAGCGGCGGCTGCGGAGCCCGAGGCGGACTTCTGCCCGAACACGTGCTTTCCATGCAGCTTGATCCAGTCCTCGGGTGCGATGACTGGTTCTTGTAACGCAGCGTTAGCTATCTTCGTAAAAGGCATAGGGTTCCCTATCTAAAGAGGGCTGTAGTTAGTAAAAGCTCCCGCAAGTTAAACACTCTCGCAAGCTTACCGTGTCGTCCAAACCATCTTCGACTGGTTTCCCCTTCAGGCTCTTGCAGTTAGGGCACTTAAACCCCTCTTCAACCGCAATCGACCCCTGCTTGGAGTAGGCCGAAATATAGTAGTTCTCGGTGAACTCCCCACCGATTTCTTTCCACAGGTCTTCCATGCTCATACCCGCATCCTGAGCCTCTTGTTGCATGGAACCATCCTGCATGAACGCTTCCTTGGCCTCGTTCTTCATGTCACGAACTTTATCCAAGTAGTATTCGCCCTCTTCCGATGCGTCTTTCACGCCTTCCATCACCTCATCGGTGATTTCATCCTGCACATCCTTGTCGAGGTGCCGACGAATGTCATCGCGAGGCGGGAGGAACTTCGGCGTTTCGTGAATATCAACATCCGCTCGCTTTTGGCTAGAGGTCTTCCCTTCGTCCGCGTCTTCATCGTCGATACTCGGATCATTGGGCGTTCCGCCCGGAGGTGTGCCAGTGCCGTAGGTCTTGGTGACCGCCGCTTCCTTCTCGGATTCTTTCTTCGTCGGCCTTACAAAACGGCAGCAATCATCAGCGTCAACTTCGATAGTTCCGTCAGGGAGTTTGCGATCTGCAAGCTCGGGATCGGCCATCACATCGGGATGCTTGCACGAATCAACTTCTTCGCCCTTGGCGTTCTTAGAGTGCGGAGTACGATGCACGCAATCCATGCAGCTAAACGGCCCGCCGCCAGTGAAGCCGCTCATCTTGGTTCCAAGCTCCTTAACCTCGACGGTCTTCGAAGCGTTGACACCAATTTGATCGCCAACCCCAGCGTTTTCGAGGGTTTTTTGAGCTTTCATCACCTCATCATCGGAAGGTTCCGTGGGTGCGATGGGCTGTTTCCCCGTGGCATTGTCAACTTTGTTTTCAAACACAGTGTGGGGAGATGGGCGGATTGCGCCCTGCTTAAGTCCCTTCTTCAGGGCCGCATGAAAGCTATCGGCGGCAGACTTAATACGTCCGAGTTGGTTAATGGGGCATTCCGATACAACTTTCCCGTCCCTCAGGTGCGTGACGTTTCCAGTCTTAGGGTCAAACGACAAACGTTCGTCTTTCCCCCTGTACCACAGTGTAGTCCCGTCTGTAACGCGACCCACATAGTGGAAACCACTACCTGCGGCTGCGGCGTTAATTTTTTCTTCAGCGTCAGTGAACGGCGAACTCGGTTCACTTTCCTTAAAGAACGTTGCGTTATCGGGATCGACTGGGGCTGGCGCACTTGGCATCGTAGTGACGTGAGGGTTGCCCGTATCGGCTTGCTTGGGTTGAGACTGTTGGGCGAGATACTCCTCTATCTCCGTCGCCAAGCTATCGTTCATGTCGCCATTGACCTCGGCGCAATATCCTTGCAGGGTATCCGCCGCTCGCCTTAACAAGTCAACGGGGTCCGTACTGCCTGCGGCTTCTTTGCCGAGTTCAACCGACAGGAGACCTGCGGGGATGCCATCTTTAAGCGCACCCTCTTCATTCTCAGTGGTGCCGCGTCCCGCGTAATCCTTGCCGTTTTGAGTGGTGTAGCTGGGATCGGAGTGGTGTTGATTTTCGGCGTAATCAGGGTCGTTCCACATGACCATGGTTTCGTCGAGTGCTCTTTTTTGTAGGAGTGGGTTTCTAGGCGTCATTCACGGTCCTCAAGAGGAAGAGGCGGATAACCAGTACCCGCCTCAGCCTAGTTTCGTTAGGTGCTGTAGAGGAGTGAACGTCCAGTGGCATCCCCAGTGTTGAGACCTGCGTCAAGGAACTCGCCGTAGACAGAGCCAGCGACATCGAAAATGTCGGTGACAGTGATGGTGCAATCTTCGGTGACGGCGGCGGTGTCAACCGTGAACGCCGTGTTGTAAGACTCCATCCAGCAGCCCTCGTACACTGTCGCGATTGCGAGCAGCCCGGGGTTGCCAAGGTTGTTCAGACCACCTTCATTCGGGATGTCAGCCAGAGTTGCCTGACCAACGTTCGGGTCTTCGGTAGCAAGCTGGGAGAATACAATCTCCTGCTTGATGTCGAACGGCCAGCGGTGGTGCTTGAGAGAGCGGACTGCACCGCTCACGCCTGCCTTGTAGCCGACAACCTGCATGAGGTTCGCCAGATACAGACAAGTACGGGTGATCGAAATGCTGAGCGGCTGAGTCACGCCGGGAACGAGTTCCGCAACCTGATCGCCGTAGCCGAGGCCGCGAACCGCATCGACAGTCTTCGATTCTGAGTAAGTGAAGGACGAGGTTACGCCCAGCTTTACGAACTTGCCGACATCAACGGCATCTGTAAAGATTTTGAACCGAGACGAGATTACAGTCTCAGTGTTGGGTGATGTACCCTGTCGATATACGTATCCACCTTCGGACATGTTTGCCTCCCACCTATAAAAGGGGTTTCTACACTACAGTTGCGAAATCCAGAAAACTGAAATTACTACTCGGGGAACGTTACTACCTTCGTTCCAATTCATCGCTCGTAACCTTAACGGACCTAAGGCAGTGAAATTCACCACACGATGACCCGGCGTTTTTCGTTCCCCGAATCTTTGCGAGCCGAGCATTCACCTCGGTGCTTACAAGCGGCTATTCAATTTGCCGCTCATCCCGTACTGACCCCTCTGCGGTTGCCCGGTTTGGGGGATTTCTGGATGCTCGCAATCTTTACTCAGCCGAAGCTGCCAACGTTAAATCGTTGAGAGCGGACTTCTTATTGCTCTTCTCACGGACTTTTGCAGCCGCTTCTTCGGATTCTTCCTGCATGACTTGCTTGTTGAGGGTCTTAACCGCCTCATCAGCCATGTCGCCCGCACGGAAGATACTCTCTACAAACTCACGTACTGGACGGCTATCGTTCACCGTACAGATTGATTTGGCGTCAAGGTAGGTCTTTTTAAGCTCGTTGCCTAGCCTTTCCGCCTCCTTTACAGCTTTTTGAGCCGTCATCTCGCCTGCTAATTTGATCGGGAGCGTCGTATCAGGACGTTCCAGATGGGCGGGAGCTTCATCAATCTTGCTGTGTGCTTCTTGAACTTCTGGAGTGCGTCCGCCAGACTCAGTTACGTCGCCAGTTGCCTGATCCCACGTGAAGAAACCAGCGGCAGCGAACTTCGCGATCACCGCATGAGCGGCCCGAAGAGCGCCCTGCTTGTCGCCTTTGTTGTAGCTGGCCCATGCCACGGCGTAGGGGTTATCTACGTCTTCTTTCTTGAGTGCCTTCACCTGATCTTCGCGACCCGGAGGGGCTACGGCAACCTTTTCGGCTGCGACAAAATTCAAACCAAGACGGGCAACGGATGCTTTCTTGTCGTCCTTTTTGTCATCGTCTTTCTTACCGAACGGAGGAGCTTGCTTACCGCCAAAGTCGCCGCCCTTCTTTACGGAGGCGGTCGGAGCAGCGGCAGGAGCACCGGGAACGGGAGCCGCTTCAACAGGACGTTGCTGGAGTTTTCCAGCCAAATTCTCAACGGCTGCCTGTACGTCCTTGTCCTGTTCAAAACCTTCGAGGCTGGTCAGCTTCTTCACCAGATCGGCGAGGAAGTCAGACGGCAGCTTGGCGAAGAGGGCGTCGAGCGAACCACCACCCCCACCAACGGCTGGGGCTGCGACGGGAGGGACTGGGGGCACAGCTTCGGGCTGTGCTTCTTTCTTCTTGGCTGCGAGACGGGGAACTTCGGCCTTTTCGGGGGTCTTGGGGTTACCCGATTCGTCGCGGTCGGTCACGAAAGCATCGGTGCCCGTGGCTGCGGATTTCTCATCCGATGCCAAAGCTGGCTGTTGCTGAGTTCCTTGTGCGGGACGTGCTTCCCTGCGTTTTTGTGCGATCATATCTACCTCGTTTTTGGCTTGACGTGCTACTTCAGGCAAAATAGTATCGTCGAAATAATCTTCGACGTTCACTGCCCCTTCTGACTGCATTTGATCTGGCTGACTAGCTAACAGCCCTTCCAAGTGCCTTACAGCTTGTTCCAGTTGCGGATCATTTTGACCCTCAGCTTGGGTTGCGTTCAACAGCGACTTACCGATATTGACTGCATCCTTAGCCGTATCGATGGACAAAAGAACCGTTGACTTCTTTGTTCGTGCCGCTTTGCGTTGCTCCATCAACTTGCTCATCGTTCCTCTTAAATCGTCTGGTTTTGAAGCTGTGGCACCAACATTTTCTGTCGGAGGATCAACATTGATTGTGTGATGCGCTGGCACATGACCGTGTAATACGCCTCGCACGCCTCACTCGGGTTCGTCGTGATGCAATCCAACTCACCCTGAATCGGGGCGGGCTGGTTTGGATTCTGTCCATTCGGCAAAGCCAGCATGAAACGTGTCGTCTTCGTGCTCATCTGCGTCGTGATTCCCACTATTACATCAGTGGCGGGAAACAAAAACGTGAAGGCAGGATTGAGCGGGTCTTGAAACGACCCCGCCATGTTGACTTGCGGATCGCCAAAAGCCGCGATATTCGCCTTGTCGCTCGCATCAGTCAGGTCACCGACGAACGTGGCAACAAGCTTCAACTTAATGATCCCGTTCGCCTGCGTTACCTGTGGTGTTATCAGCATTCCTTAACCCCTCGGTTTAGCTCAATTGCGTCTGGACGATGAATGTGACCTGTACATACAACAAGCAGAACATCGGCTTGAAGGTGACGGTAACGTCGGCCTGTGTCGGATCGGTCGAGTCTTGCACAACCGACAAGTTCTGATAACCGCTGATGATCTGCTGGTTCACCAAGGACGACAGGCGGGCGTTGCAGACCACCTGAATGTCGGTAACAAGCGAGTCGAGCAGCTTGCGACCGATGAATTGGTTGAGGTCTGTACGGAATATCTGCGAAACGTAATCCGTAATCGTGGTAACTGTCGGCTCGCTGGTGAGCGGGTTCGATGGGTCAGTGGTCTTGTAGTGGCGGATGAGCAGAGCGCCGTTGTTGTTCAACAGGTCGGTCAGACCATCCGCAGCCATCGAGTCCATTGTCGGGTCGTCGTAGGTCACAAGCAAGCGGCTGAAGCCCACCAAGTTCTGGAACGTGAGAGACTGAGCCACGTCGTTCGAGGGGTTTGCGTTCAAGCCCATCATGGCGGCTGCCATGAATTCGCCGCTTACCGCGTATTCCACCGCCACACCCGTGTTCGGGTCAGTGATGAGGATACCTGCGACTGGGGCACCGATTGCAATCATGCGCTTGTTTGCCAAACCACGAGCGTTTGCACGCATCGTGGCGGGTGTCTGGAACTGATCGTAGCCGACGAAGCCGATAGCCTCGCCCTTCTGACGAACGTTCGCCTGAGTCGTCAACTGACGGCTCAAGAACTGGTGCACTGTAGGATCGGTGCTCAGAGGGCAAATGATGTTTGCCTTTGTAGTGTAACCGGGCAGGGCTATGGTGAGAGTTTGGATTGCGTTCATGAAGTCTTGCGAGGTTCCCTGATTGGTGCCCGGGACCACTGGGACTTGGATGACGCCGAAGGTCTGCACGCCGTTAGCGGCCATCAACTGGATGGCGAGAGAGACGCGGTTGACTGTGCTCGGCTGACCATAGTTCGCGTAAGCAACCTTTGGATCGGTGTAAAGATGGATCGCGTAATCAGCCGCCTGTTTTGCGGTTGTGAACGACACATAGTAGAACTCGCCGATGTTGGGGTTGTTGCCCGACTTGTTGAATGTGCTGACAATCACGGAGTCGCCAGCGGTCGAACCGAAGTTCGAGATGACCGTGGTGTCGAGACCTTGAATTGCGATCAGGTTGTTCGCCTGTGCGGGAGCGATACCCGGCGTGCCCGCATTGCGGACGGCTGCGTTGGCACCCGTTGCATCGGCGTACACGTTGAAGATGAGTTTGTCGCCGGGTTCGAAGTTGTAAGCCGATGGAATGTTCGGCACACCGTAGTCCGCGTGGTCGGTGGGATTGACAATCGTCACACGGAACCCAGTTGCAAGGTCCTCGTAAGTCTGGTCAAGGTAGCCGATGTTGTTCAGCGAGCCCGAACCCTTCGAGTTGGTCGAAGAGACCGTATAGCTGTGCGTGACGGGGGTGGTAATTGCGTTTGCACCACCAGACAGGTTCGTGGCACCCGTTGTCGCGGCGTTGCCTGAAGTCGTACCCGACGCGGTGCAGAGAATCTGCCCACCATCAATCGTTTCGCCAGATGGGAACAAGGCTGCGATCTGAGCGAGGGACAATGCCGTTCCTGCCCAGCTTGAGTAGATGGTAACGATGTCACCATTGATCGATACTGGGTCGGCGTTCAAATCCGTAGCGTCAATCACGATTTGGACAAGGTTGCCGCCGATGCCCGGAGTCGTCGCATGGAACGTCAGCGTACCAGCGCCGAACGTCAATGCCAGCCTTGCTTGGATGGCGAGGACGATAGTGGTGTTGCCGTCGTTGTTGAAGGTCAGTGTGACTGTTTCGTCAACCGCTGCGCCTGCCTGAGCCTGTGCATCGGAGAAGTCATTCGGGTAAACAACACCCGTGTCTTGGAACGGCCCGTTCTGAGCAACGGTGCTGGCAGCCAAGTTGAATTCCACGAGGGGGGCAACGCGGCCAAGCTCATCGGTGATGATGAATGTGCCGTTGCCTGCGTAGCCCGGGTTGACGACCGTGATGCTGTACTGATGGTCAGCCAACTGGCTGCGATAGTACGAGGCGTACACGAGGCTGCCCGACGCTGGCGGGTTGTACAGGGTCACAAGCTGGTTTGCACCAGAGAGTTGAGCCACACGTACAGCGCCGTTGAGGAAAGCTTCCAGAGGATCGGAGCCGACGTAGACCTGAACCAATGCGGGGTTATCGGTCGCAATAGAGAGACCGCTTCCGTCAGTCGGCACATCTGGGAGCGAGAAGACCACGTTCTTGCCATTTACAGCGCCAGTCAGTGGTTGGAGGTAAACTTGGTCGTCCCTTAGTGCGGTAGTGACTTCAGCGGGAGTGAAGTTGGCGAGTTCACCAGCAGCCGACTGTCCGATTGCTGAGGATACCGAAGCACCCCAATTGATGGTCTGGACTGTGGAACCATCGGGAGCAGTGATGCTGCCGAGGACGTAATCCGTTCCTTGAACAAAGTCTGCACGATTAGGGCCGAGACCGACCTGAGTGATCGAAGCAATGTTCTGACCGGGAAGCAAGTCATACGTATTCTGCCACGAGTTGAAGTAGTATTGAATCGTGAAGGACGTTGTAGTTCCGCCCAACGCGACTGGCGCGGAAACAGGCGAAGCCAACGTGAAGGTTCCTGCCGCACCGTTCAACGATGCGACTGTGACTGGGTTGCCGTTCACCTGAACGATCACCTTCGTCACGTCAGTCGTGACCACACCACCGTTGGTGCCGTCTACGATTGGGGTGTGGGCGACTTTGAATACCGTGTTACTGTTGCCGCCGCTGCCGCCCGTGAAAGGCTGTGCACCAGAGCTTACCGTCAGGGGAGCATTGAGTGCGCCCGTGGTCGTTGTGACCGTCAGGTATCCGCCGTCGAGCGTTGGAATACCAGCGTTGACGAGGCTGACGAGATCAGCGAGGGTACGTGTTGCGCTCGGACCTGTGATGTTGATCGAGATGGCGTCTGTGCCTGCACCGCCAACCGCCTGAGCATCTGGAACCGCTGCACCTGCAACGAACTGGAGGGTGACGAGATTACCCGTCTGACCGGGAGTCGAGAGACCCAACACAACCGACTGAGTTCCCGGAGGTGAGCCGCCGCTGTCGTCCACTGTCAGGGATGCCGTGCTCGGAATCTGTGACAGAAGGTTTTCTGGGACGTTGTACGGAGTCACACCACCGATGCCGATGAACGTGTCACCGCGCTTGAAGAAGTAGGTGATGAGAAGCTCGAAGCCCGTGGGGATGATGAGTTGCGTTGTGAATACGCCCGTTGCACCGTTCAGTGAGATCACTGTTACGGGAACAACGTTGCCACTCTGGTCAATCGATTCGACTTGAACGTCAGTGGGGTTGTTTGAGATCACGCCCTTGCCAGTACCGTCTGTGACTGGATAGAAGCTCGTGTTGAAAGTGCGAGTCAACCCTGTGACTTGGTTCGAGATGTTTTCACTGACCGACTGGTCATCCTGAACTGAGGAGGAACCACGGAACAACTCAACGTTGTTGTTACTGAAAAACTGTTGACCTTCACCGATGATTACGGGAATACGGGCAGTCCCCAGCGTGGGGGCCGAGTTGGTTTGCAGAATTACTTGCGTGTAGACGCCCGGTGGTGCGTAGGATGTGAACAGTGCCATGGGTTTTCCCTCTTAAAATTGACTTCAATCTAGGAAACTGGAAGTCGATTTCTCTCGTAAATCTAAGATTTTCAGCCCTTACTTTCCATTTGTCGGAACAAAATCGAGTGGCCTATTGTGAGCTTTGTACTCGTCCTGTCCAACTTTCGTCAGTGCGGGTTTACCGCTTTCCTTGCGAACCTTGTCGCGAACTTCTTGTCGCTTGTGGATGCGATCCCACCGTTTCTCGGCATCACGCCCAATTGCGACATCCAGAGAAGAGTTGCTCATTCCGCCAGTTTGAACCGCTGGCGCGAAAATTGTTTGCTCGCACCGCTTGCCACACTTCGGACATTTCTTGTAGCTCGGCTGCTCCCCTATCGGGCAAAGATGCTCCAGAACAAGGTTACAGTCATGGCATTTGAATTCATAAGTCATTGAAAACCCCCAGAAAACGTCTCTGATTGTGGCTTCTAAAGTCCTAAATGTCATTCACCGTTATCCGCAACTAGCTGTACGCTGGAATAAACATCGTCGTGCCGTATACCGCCATTCTTGATGTAGCTTGAAGGTTTCCCGCGAAGTTGCCTGTCACAGGTCTATTGGTAATTTCGAAACTGACCAGCCGCGTCACTAGTGGCTTGTACAGCTTCCAGTCTGCGGAAGCTGTCACAGTCACGTTGAAAATGTAGTTCGACGCCGTGCCCGATGGGTCACGAGACTCACCTATAAAATCGTGAGTCATCTCGAAAATCGTCAATCCGTCTGCCTCCACGTTCTTGCGACTTGTGATGAGGAGGTGTTGCTTAATCATCTCGGTCAGATCGGAGGAGGTCTGGAGATCATTGGACTTGATTTCCAACGTGAAAGTCAGGTTCTCTTTCGAGCCGTATACTTGGTAAGTCTCTGTAAGTGAGGGACTTATTATGATTGCCGCCTGATCGCCGACGACAACTATGTCACCAAATGCCAACCACAATCCGGGAAAAACATAGCTCCGATTACCGCTCTGGTCTAGCAGCGGCTTACCAGCCGAGGTCTGAACGACCCCCACCAGTTGGCTCGGATCAGCGGACGCTACCCAAGCTGCGGATACGGGCTCCCATTTGCCTTGTTGATTCGGATCGGGCTTCGCCCATTCAATCGTGGCGGGGTCAACGATCACTAAACTGTTGATTTCCCACTTCTTGGCGATAGCTTTGAATTGGCCTGCGTTGATGCGAATGTCGTATCGATACCACTCCCCGGGCTGAAGTAGGACTGGGAGCGTGATCGTACCATCGGAGTTCACGGTAGGGTTGGTGTAGTCGCCCGACGTTGTGTGGATGAATACTTGATTCGTTGCCAAACTCTGGCTCGGCAACATCCCGATGTTGATGACGTTCTCTGGGTTGGTCGGCGATGTCGTGTACGGATTGAGTTTCGCTAACATGTTTACTGTGATGGTGCTCCCCGGCGGCGACTGAGTGGAAAGCTGGATAAACTGGGGACTGCCATAAAAACGATAATCGATTTCTGGGCGAAGCTGGTAACCATTCTGGTCGGTGAAAGTAGCAGTCACATACGCACCCGAGATACCAAGAACCTCTGCCCCGCCAACAGTGGATTGGCAAATCAGTTCGGTGACTGACCGCTCATACCAATAATCGGTGTTGGGAACGAGTGCGGTGCCATTCGAAAAAGTGAGCCAAAGTTTAGCACACGGGGTGACGAGGCTCATCGTACCGCCAAACGATGAGTTCATGGCGTTAAAGACCACGGGAGTGCCCACTGATGGGTCTGTCGCTATCAGCGTGTTCAGGTCTACGGGTTTACCCGTACTCGGGTCAATGATGTTAGGACGAAATGTGACAACGGAGCCGACCGCGCCTCCAGCTTGACCCTTACCTTCGACCCACTTGTACTTTTGAACCGTCAGACCAACGTCGCGTGTCTCCTCGCTTACGTAGTCAATGTTCATGTAGTAGACGCCCGCATCGGGAGTTGTTTGGGTGGGGTCAATCTCTTTTGTCCATTCGACAAAAAGACCTTCCTTGTCGGCTACCTTACAAAGGATGGCTCGACCGCGCTGGGTACACATATAATAATCTGGGGATAAACGATTGCCACTCCCGCTAACATTCTTGACGATTACTTGGAGGTCTTTCCAACGCAAGGCTGTGGTTGGATTGCTATTGGCGGGGAAAGTCACGTTGCCCAGAGCATTGCGAAACCTCGGGTTCTTCTCAACAATTGGACGGATGAGTCGTTGCAGATACGCAACTAAATTGGCCCCCGTTAAATCTATGATAACAAAGGACTT